GTGAGGATATTCGCGGCACCGTGCAGTGCAACATTTATACGCCAGAGGATCAAGGGTCTAGGACAGGCGAGGACATTGCCGCAGCAGTGCTGAAGGCGTGGTCTGCCACGTTGAGATGGGACGCTGCTACCCGCGCTCGTATTCGGTGCCGCAACCTGGATGGGCCGCGACGGATCAACACACCGACCAACGAGCCACACGCTTGTCATGTGGTTAGTGCAGCTTTTAACGGGACTGCACCGTAAGCTGAGGAGGCTAGTGCCCCCGCTAGTAGGACGCCCCCAACTGTCCTCTGCTAAAGAACGATGCCCGTGTCATGCGCGGCAGGCGCTACAGCCCTTACCGGCTCTGACGGTTTGGTGATGTTGGCGCCCGCCGGGACCCATTTATGCCTTTCTGATAACACTGATTTTCCTGCCGGCACTGACATCACTGTCGGGGCTGACCAGGATTTCCGCGTTGGCGACCCTGTTGTTTTCACCGTTGAAAACAGCGGCAAGGTAGACACTGCCATTACAGCTGGCACTGTTTACTACGTCGTCAAGAATGCCGCCGGCAAGCTTGAGGTTGCTGCTACCAAGGGTGGCGCTGCTATCACCTTGAACGGTGACGGCGGCACTGGCACTGCTAACAGTGCTGGGCATATCAACCTGTCCTATAGCCTCACCGACGCACTTTGCGGCGTTAAGGAGTGGAGCCTGGAACTGTCACGCGATTCGATCGACGTGACAACGCTGCCTTGCAAGGTGGGCGGTGCTAGCAAGTATGCCGGCTTTAAGTCCAGCCTGGGCGGTTTCGCCTCAGGGGAAGGCTCGATGACGGTGATGATGACCAAAGGCACCAGCCAGGTCAATCGTCTACTTGCTAACAGCCTGTTTAAGAACTCCACCGTCAAGGTGAAGCTCTACCTGGAGGCTGGTGTTGGCGTTGGCGGCACTGTGGACGACACTGCGTCGAACTACATTGAAGCCACCGTGTCGTTGCAGGGCTTTAGCACTGGCGTCACCGTGGACGACGCTGTTTCATGCGAAATCAGCTTCTCGCTGCTGGGCACGCCTGACGTGCTGTTCGGCGTTAAGCTCTGACCAGTCCCCATGGTGTAGCCCCTGCCTACGGGTGGGGGCTTTTTTGTTGGCGGTATCCTTACGGTGCGGGTTGGTGACTCACCCTGCAGGGCGAGTGTGGGGAGGGTGAACACTCCCCTGCGCCTGCGTATACACTGACAGCGAGTCACTAATTAGCCATGCGTGCCATTGACCGCTTGAAGGCTGCTCTATCCATGGAGCCGCAACGAAAGGTTGTCGCTCTGCCAAAGGGGGAAGAGCTGGAATGGTGGATGCGTCCCTTGACCCTTGCCCAACGGGCTAAGGCGCAGAAGCTAGCCGGTGGGGATGATGCGACTTCATTTGCGCTGCATTTGCTGGTGATGGTGGCAAAAGATGCCAACGGCGAGCCGTTGTTTGCTACGGGTGAGCTGGCCGAGCTGCGCAATGCGCTTCCTGCAAAGAAAGTGGACGAGATTCTGCTGGCGATGCTTCAAGCCTTCAAGGAGGACGGCGAGCTGAGTTTTTGCTTCTTCCTGGCGGAGAAGCTGCACATGACGGTTAGTGATCTGCTGGAGCGGATGACGCCTGAGGAGCTGGTGTTGTGGTCGGGTTATCTCGGTCATCAGGCAGCGTTACAGGATGAGGCGCAAAGGAAGGCTGCACGGCGACGGTAGACTGCGCCTAGGGAGCCGTATCAAGCCTTGGCGCAGTATTCGGTTGACATCGTTGCCAAGACACTGGGCGGTGGCCAGGTTGACAAGCTTGCGGAAAGCCTCCGTGGAGTAGACCAAGCAGCGAATAAATCACAGCAATCACTCAAAGGTATTGACGCGGCTGCTAAAGGTGCCACGCCGGGTGTGCGGGGGCTGGGGACCGCAATCGCAGCTGCACTGGGTCCGCTGGTCAGCATTACCGCAGCATTGGCGCTGTTCAAGAAGGCAACAGATACTGCCTTCGAGCGAGGTAACGCAGAGCAGAGGCTGCAAAACCTGACCAATTCGGCGGGTGAGTACCAGGCGGCACTTGGTATTGCGGCTAGGTCTTCGCAGACGTTTGGTCTATCGCAGACTGAAACCACCAAGGCGTTGGCGGATGTCTACGGACGCCTGAAGGGTGTTGGCTTTGGTCTGAAGGAGACCGGGGAGATTTACGACGGCTTCAATGCTATTGCCAAGCAGTCTGGTCTTGGTGCAGCTGAGGCTAGTGGGGCATTCTTCCAGCTCAGTCAGGCGCTAGGCAAGGGCAAGCTGAACGGGGATGAGTTTGTGACGGTGTCCGAGCGGATGCCGCAGCTGCTGGATGCAATCGCCAAGACCACCGGCAAGACCCGTGGCGAGTTGGCGCAAATGGCGCAGGACGGCAAGATTACCAGCCAGGTGCTGTATGAGGCATTAGCAGGATCTGCCGCAGCAGCAGGTGACCTGAATGGCGAGAAGCTGGCGGAGTGGTGGGACTATCTAGGTGGGGTGGTCTTCCCGCAGGTGGCTAGCGCTGTTAAGCCACTGATCACAGAGATGCAGAAGATCTGGACAGCTATCCCATGGGAGACGCTGCTGGGTTACCTGCAGGGTGCGCTGATCAAGGCAATCAACAATGTGGTTGGCGCCATCAAGCTGGTGGTGCCGGTGCTGACGTTTGTCCTGAAGAAGTTTCAAGAGCTGTCGAGCAACCCAGTTTTCAAGTTCATTGCTGAGCAGGTGGGGCGGCTGGCAGGGTTCCTTGGGATCTCCAGCACAGCAGTTCAAGATTTTGCTAATAAGCAAAAGACTGCTGCCACTGATTCAGCTGAGCTGGCTAAGAATTACAGCTCTATGCCGGAAGCGGCAGAGAAAGTGGCAGACGCAACTAAAGCGGCAGCAGAGGCGACGAAGCTGTTTAAGGAGGATGTTGCCAAGATCAAAGACTCCTACGACCTAGCCGGGCAGGCGTTGGACCGGATGGCAACAAAGCAGCAGCTCACGTTGAGCGTTGCTAGCGCACAGCTAGGCGCTGAGCAGGCACTGAACAACCTGATGGGCGAACGGTTGCAGCGGGAGTACGACGCAGCTAAGACCGCTGATGAAAGGTTCAACATCGCTGTGCGGATGTTTAACCAGCAGGTCAAAGCGGCGGAGCTGGAATACAAGCAGGCGCTGCTGAACAATGATGCGGCGGTGGATGCTGCCTTGCTGCAGCAGAAGAAGGTTGACCTGAAGTACCAAGAGATGCGTGCAGAGCGTGATCTGGCTGCTGCTCGCGGGCAGGATGTGTCGGCGTATGACCAGGCGTTGGGCAGTCAGAAGGAAGCGGTTGCTCTTGCCAAGCAGCAGATGGACGCTGCCGACGACATCAGGAAGTACAGCAACCAAACTGCACTGGCCATCTTGCAAGGCAAAATCGAGGCTGCAGGGTTGAACCTGCGAACCAAGCTGGCATCGGATGCTATCGGGATTGCAACGCAGCGTGCCACCGTGATGGCGGACGAGTATGCACGGGCTGCGGCTGAAGCGATCCGTATGCGCAATGCTGCGGGCGGTGGCGGGGCACCTGCGGCACCTAAGTCAACTGGGTTTATCTCAGCCGGTGGGCAGACCGTCAAGCTGGCAAAGGGCGGTTATGTCACCGGACCCACCAATGCATTGATCGGTGAAGGTGGCGAGTCCGAGTATGTGGTGCCCGAGTCGAAGATGGGCGAGGCAATGCAGCGATACGCCGCTGGCGCTCGTGGCAGTGGCGTAATCCCAGGTTCTGCGAACGTAAACGTCAGCTATAGCGGCAGCATCGTCAGCATGGGCGGCAACGATTACATCAGTAAGGGTGACGTGCCAGGGCTGCTAAGTAGTGCTGTAAACCAGACGTTGAAGACCTTGCAGCGGTCACCTGATGCCAGGCGTTTTGCTGGGGTGCGCTAATGGCTGAGGTAGCGCTAGCGCAGTTTGTGCGGTTTTACGACACCGCAGGCGACCGGGTGAAGTGGCAGAACTTTTTTGTGAACGAGGTGGTGCAGGGGCACGAGTTTAGGGATTTCCGTGCCACGTCCATCCTTGTTAACCGCTCTGCTAGCGAAGGTGGGATCACGATTGAGTTCCCAGCATTGCAGGAGGTGCTATCGCTGATGGATCAGGCGATCACCTACGGGTGGCTGGTGGACACCAAGGTGTACCAGCTGGTGATGAGTAACGGTGGATGGACGCTGAACGGGGCAACGGTAGTGGCGCAGTTCTTCGGGGAGGTCATTGGCGTGCAGACTGATCTGAGCACGCTGTCGGTGGAGCTAGGCGTGGGGCTAGACGCGATTACAGGACAGATCCCTGGGCGGAAAATGACCTCTAGCCTTGTGGGGCGGTTGCCGACGTTATGAGCCCAATCAAGGTTTACCCGCAGGACGCAAGCAGCGCTATCAGTGGCGTGTTGCGGCAGGACGAAAAGTCTGATGCGACACAGCAGAGCGATTTAGCTAGCAAGCAGTTGTTAGGGACGATT